TCGCATCGTATGGTACATTTAGTACTGGTATTAATATTAGGAACTTGCATAATATCGTGTTCGCAAGTCCATCTAAGAGTAGAATACGAGTGCTCCAATCCATCGGCCGTGGGTTGCGAAAATCAGATAAAGGGAATATACAAACAACCCTTTTAGATATTGCTGATGATTTTACATACAAGGATAGAAAGAATTTTACTTTGAATCACTTTTTAGAAAGAATAAATATATACAACGAAGAAGAATTTGATTACGAAATAGATAGGATAAGGATATGACAGACAATACTACTAGAGTAATAAAATTAGCAAATGGTGAGAGTATCGTTTGTACTTGTATACCTACAAGGACAGATGAAGGTTCAGATAAACTACATGTAATACAACCATTAAAAATGGAATTGAAAAATAGAATCACTAAGAAAGGTGTTGTTGAGGCATTATCTTTATCTCGTTGGTTACAACCATTTACAGAATCAGATGAATTTGATATTGAGAAATCAACAATCATTACAGTTACTTCAGCATCTTTTGCTTTAAATAATTATTATCAATTTATGTTAAGTTCGTACAGTGAAGCTGATGCTCATACAAACGAACCTATTATGCAACCTAAAATTAATGATACACCAGAAGAAGAAGATGAATTTGAAAACTCAGAAGAAGTAAGAGAAATGTTTAAAGAATATGTAACAGCATTAAGTGGTGATAATAAAGAAAAAGAAATGGTACAAGAAGAAATATCAGAAGAAGATTTAGATAGTTTGCCCATATCTACTACTAAACATTAACATCCCTTTAGTACTATAGTATTATCTCGGCGGCAACATACCGATTATAAAGGATTAAACAACTATTGTCAAGTTAAATTTACAAATAAATGTAAAAAAGTTTTTTTAAAAAAAATGATAATAAACATTGACAAAACATGTTGAATTTAGTATTATAACACTATGACTACAACAAAGAAAAAAGGCGTTCATTACATAGACAATAAAGAGTTTCATGCAGCTATGATTGCATGGAAAGAACTTTGTCAAGAAGCAGAAGAAGCTGGAGAAGAAAAACCACAAGTAACTAATTACATAGGTGAATGTTTTCTAAAGATAGCAAATGGTTTATCATATAGACCTAACTTTATTAATTATACTTATCGTTCTGAAATGGTTTCTGATGGTATCGAAAACTGTTTACAATACATACACAACTTTGACCCAGAAAAATCAAAGAATCCTTTTGCATACTTTACACAGATAATATACTATGCATTTTTAAGAAGAATTCAAAAAGAGAAAAAACAAACTCATATTAAAAATAAGATAATTGAAAAACAACAATATGAAACTTATACTACAAATGAGGGTGATGATACAGTGTATGATATAAAAGGTTTTGACCCAGACATTATGTTGCCTGATGAAGATGTATATAAAGTTAAATCAAAACAAAAGACAACAACACCATCTGGTTTAGAAACCTTTATGGAAACTTCTGAAACTGACAAAAAAACTACTTAATGAAAATAGCAATAATTACCGACACTCATTTCGGTGCAAGAAATGATAATGTGAATTTTAATGAATACTTCTATCAATTTTATGAGGGAGTATTCTTTCCATATTTACAACAAAATAATATTAAGACAGTACTTCACTTAGGTGATTGTTTTGATAGGCGTAAGTATGTATCCTATCGTACAGCAAAAGATTTTAGAGAAAGATTTATATTACCATTCAATGTATTAGGAATCGACTTACATATGTTAGTTGGTAATCATGATATCTATTATAAGAATACTAGTGAAGTTAATTCTCTTACAGAATTATTAGGTGGTAAACATAATAACATACACATTTATGATGAAGCAACAGAAGTAGACTTTGGTGGTTTACCAATTCTACTTATGCCATGGATTACACAATCAAATCAAATCTATGCAGAGGGTATGATTGATGAAACTAAAGCTGATGTGTGTATGGGTCATTTAGAAATAAATGGTTTTCAAATGAATAAAAATTTAATTCATTCACATGGTGGAAAGGATAAAGAATTCTTTAGAAAGTTTGATACAGTTATGAGTGGACATTTTCATCACAAGTCAGATGATGGTCAAATCTATTATCTAGGTACGCCATATGAATTGTATTGGAATGATTGGGAAGATAAAAAAGGATTCCATATTTACGATACAGAAACAAGAGAGTTAGAAAGAATAGTAAATCCATATACCATATATGAAAAGATATATTATGATGATACTAAAGAAAATTATCTAGAACATGATACTACAAAATATGCAAACAAATATGTTAAACTGATTGTAGTGGTTAAAAAAGATTTATATCAGTTTGACCAATTCTTAGACAAGTTATATGCTGCAGATGCTTTTGATATAAAAATTGTCGAAGATTTTTCAGACTTAGATGCAAGTTCAGTATCAGATGATATTGTAGAGAACACAGAAGACACAGTAACACTATTAAACAAATACATTGATGAGTTACCCATTGATTTAAGTAAAGATAGATTAAAGAATCAAATGAAATCTTTATATACAGAGGCACAAGACTTAGACTTAGAATGATTATATTTGAAAAGGTTCGTTGGAAAAACTTTCTTTCCACAGGAAACCAATTTACAGAAATAGATTTGAATCGTAATGAAACTACACTTATCATAGGTGAGAATGGTGCTGGTAAATCAACAGTACTTGATGCATTATGTTTTGCATTGTTTGGAAAACCATTTCGTACAATAAGTAAATCTCAATTAGTCAATACAGTTAATGCTATGGAAACTGTAGTAGAGATTGAATTTAGTATTGCAAGTAGAAAGTATAAAGTCATTCGTAGTATCAAACCAAATAAGTTTGAGATATGGCAAAACGATGTGATGTTAAATCAAGAAGCCAATAATCGTGACTATCAAAAAATACTAGAACAACAAATACTAAAACTAAACTATCGTTCATTTACACAAGTTGTTATCTTAGGTAGTTCAACCTTTGTACCATTCATGCAATTAAAGGCAAGATTTAGGAGAGAGGTTGTTGAAGATTTATTAGATATTAAAATATTCTCAACAATGAATATATTATTAAAACAAAGATTAAAAGATTTAGTTACAGAATTACAAGAAGTAGAATATAATTACAAGTTATCTAACGAAAAGATAACTATGCAAGAAGCTTATATTAAAGAAACTAATTCTAACAAAGGTTCAATAATAGAATCAAAACAAAATGATTATCATTCCAATTCAGTATCCTTAAATGAAAAGGTAAATGATAAAAAATCATTAGAAGAAAACCAGAAAACATTATTTGAATCAGTCACAGACCAAATCAATGTAGAATCTAAAGATGTAAAATTAAAAGACATACGCTCTACACTTATAGAGAAAAAGAAAGAAAAGGATACCATGATTAAGTTCTTATCAGAAAATGAAGATTGTCCTGCTTGTGAACAACACATAGACAAAGACTTTAAAGATAAAATGATAGATATTAAAAAGGGTGAATCAAATGATATTTTAGATGGTCTATACAAAATGGAATCTGAATTAGATAAAACAAAAAATAGATTAGATGAGATAAGTGGAATTACAAGCAACATACAAGATAACTCAATTAAGATTGCACAGTTAAATACATCTATAAAAGAATTAGAAAAATATCAAGAAAGATTATCTAATGAGATTACAGAATTAGAAAAGAGTACTGTAAATAATTCAGATGAAGAAAAACTAAAAGTACTTAAAACAGAATTTGATGGTATCGAAAAAAATAGAAAAGATTTAAAAGAAGAAAAAATCTACAAAGAAGCATCAAGGGCTATGTTACAAGACACAGGTATTAAGACTAAGATTATTAAACAGTATCTACCTATCATGAATCAGTTGATTAATAAGTATCTGGCATCTATGGAATTCTATGTTAACTTTAGTTTAGATGAAAACTTTGATGAAACAATTAAATCAAGATTTCGTGATAACTTTAATTACGCTTCATTTAGTGAGGGTGAGAAAATGAGAATTGACTTGGCATTATTATTTACATGGAGAGCAATTGCTAAAATGAAAAATAGTACCAATACCAATCTATTAGTATTAGATGAGATATTTGATAGTTCATTAGATAGTGCTGGAACAGATGAGTTTCTAAAAATACTAAACACACTAGAGGGTGAGAATGTATTTGTGATAAGTCATAAACAAGATGTATTAGTGGACAAGTTTAAACACACACTTAAATTTGAGAAGAATAAAAACTTTAGTAAAATGGTGGTAGCATGAGTGAAGTATCAAAATTATTAGAACCCAACAATCTTATATTAAGGACTCATATGGAATCTGTAAGTAAAAATTGTAATAGAGAAAAAGTCAGACAAGACTTAATAGA